CGCGAAGCGGCTGATCCAGGCGCAGCGTGAGGCGCTGCGGGCCGGCGTGGAGCTGGGCAAGAGCCAGATCGAGGGGCGCCGATACCAGCGCAGCAGCGTCAACCCAGCCGGCGTGGACGACCTGGGCGGGCTCGAGGGGCTACTGAAGGCCAGGAGCTACACCACCGCCGACGGAATGAAGCTCCAGGTCGTGCAGAAGTTGCGGCGCCTGCTCGAGGGGGCGCTGGCAACGGGCCAGAGCTACCGGGACACCACGAAGCGCCTGGCGGACCTGTTCGAGCATCTTGCCGGGGCGAAGCTGATCGCGCCGGGGCCGACCCCGACCATGACCTTCCGCAGTCCGCTGGTGCAGGAGACAACGGTCCGGACGGCGATGGGCGATCTCGCCGACAAGGGCAAGGTCAACGCGTACAAGCGCAACCCCGCCTTCGTGGTGGGCATCGAGCGGTACGAGGTCATCGAACTGGGCGTTGGGAAAAAAAGCCGCAACCACCCGCTCTCGAAGTGGGTCAACGGCCTCAAGATCCCGATGGATCATCCGCTCCTGAACGAGTTCGTGGGGAGCCTGCACTACAGCGATCGCGGCGGCACCAAGCCGATCACGGCGCGCAAGGCCGAGCAGCCGGGCTTCGCCTGGTCGACCGAGGCGGAGATCCAGCGCGCCTACCAGAAGAAACGCGAGCTGTCGCCCGACTTCGTGTGAGGTGAGCCGTGGGAATGGACAAGAACCTCGCTCTGCTCCTACAGGCGACTGCTCGCGCGAGGACCGCGCGCGCCGCCCGCTACGAGGCCGACATGTCGTCCAGAACCCACAGCACCTGGCGCGAGCAGCTGGCGGCTGCGCCGGACTCCGCACCAGCCCAGGAACGCGTCGAGGTGGACGCCATCCAGGTGCTGGCGGCGGTCGCCGAGAACCTGCACCAACTGGCCGACTGGATCACGAGCCTCATCCAACCGCAGGACCAGGCACATGGACACGACGAACACGCAGGGGCCGGGTCTCGAGGTGTTCCGGCTGCAGACGGGCACTGAGCCGGGCCCGTTCCTCGCGCCGCACCTGCGCCCGATCCAGGGTCTGTGGTCGGTCCTGCGGCGCCCGGTCTTTGCGGCTGGGACCTGGACGGGACTTCACGGCACCGAAACCTACACCGAGCGGGATCTGGCCTACTACGAGGCGATCTTCCCGCTGGTCGTCGGGCAGGCTCGCCCCTGGATCACGCTCAACCACCTGCCGAAGGCGCGGCTGGCGGCGCTGATGGAGATGGCCGACGGCCAGCGCTCGGGGCCTGAGCCGCTCGCGGCCGTGCTGGGCACCGTCGCGGCGCTGTACCGCAACACCGTGCCCTACGTGCTGCCAACCGGCGAGCGCTATGAGCCCGGCCAGATGCTGCTCTCGGACTGGGTCAACGTGCCCGGCGAGGTGAGGCGCGCCATCGAGCGCCGCAACTTTCCGCGGCCGTCGGTGGGCTTCGAGGAGAACTTCGAGCTGAAGCTGCCCGTCACTGCAGAGGTCGAGATCCCCCTGCCGGACGGCAGCGCCATCCCGGCGGGCACACTTCTGCCGGCGGGCACGGTCCTGCCCAGCATCCTGCAGCACATCAGTCTGGAGGGCGCCGAGGGCGAGGCGGTGTACACGCTCCCCGACCTCGACCGCCAGTACGGTCGGCCAGCCCAGCTCCAGGCCGCTCAGTTCTTTGCCCGGGAGTCCCGGGCTGCAGCCGCCCGTCCGGGCCGCTGTCGGATCGTCACGTTTGCGAGAGGAGATGAGACCATGGCTTTTACGCCCGAGGAAGAGGCCCGGATCAAGAGCCTGGAGTCCGCACTGGCTCAGATCATGGACGGCTTCAGCCAGATGAACCAGAAGCTCGACGCGTGCGTCGCCCAGCTCGACGCGTCCGGCGGCGGCGAGATGGGCAAAGGCCAGCAGCCGGCTTCGGCTCAGGCCCAGTTCGCGGCAGGCGCCGAGACCGCGGTGCAGACCGAGGTGCAGGCCCCGGCCGCCGAGCCGGCACAGCCCGCGGCCCAGGCGGCGGCCACCACCGTCGAGACCGACACGCCGGCCAGCGCCGTCACCGGCGAGCGAATCCAGCAGCTCGAGGCGGAGCTCGCCGAGCGCGACGCGAAGCTCGCGTCTCTGGAGTCCAAGGTCGTCGGCATCCTGGACAAGCAGGACCAGGAGGTCAAGAAGCACCGCCGCGGCGAGATCAAGGCGTTCGTCGAGGCGCGTTCGAACAGCCCGACCTCGCGTATCCCGGGGACGCTGGTCCCGCTGGCCGAGCATGTCCTGGAGCAGGCGGCCGAGGCTGATGCTGCCGCTGGCTCGAAGCTGAAGCAGTTCAGCAGGGATGGCCAGCAACTGGGGCTGCTCGAAGCCACGAAGGCGCTGGTCGATGGCATGGCCCGCGCCGGCGCCGTCTTCGCGCGCGGCGGGCTGACGCAGAGAGATCTGCCGCCCGACGTCGACCTGCACAGCGAGGCCTCCGGCGAGTGGACGAAGGACTCGGTGGCGAAGGAGGTCAAGGCCTTCGCGCGGCGCCACAAGATCGAGGAGCCCGAGGCCTTCAAGCAGCTCTCTCGCCTCCACGGGCAGGGCTTCATCCGCGGCCTGTCCCGCGACGCCCGCCGCTAGTCCCGCACGGCCGGCGCCCGCCTGGCGGCGGCGCCGCCTCCTCCCAGTTCCCTCACCTTCGACAAGGAGACGACCTTGAGCAACCAGCTTCTGCAGCAGCAGCAGTGGGTGGGCCCGGCCGCGGCAGCGTATCCCCTGTCCGACGGTCCGCGCTTCGCCAACGTGAACACCGACGCCCGCATCGAGCGCAACACCTCGGCCGGTGGCAAGTGCGACGGCATCGCCAACGGCGAGAGCTCCGCCGCGGGCGACAGCATCGCGCTGATCCTCAGCGGTCATGCCGAGATCGTGCTTGGCGGCACCATCACGGCCGGCCAGTACGCGATGAGCGACTCGAGCGGCCGCGCCGTGGTCGCGACCACGAACAACTTCGTCCAGGGCAAGATCGTCAAGGGCGGCGCCTCGGGCGAGATCGGCGAGATCCTGCTCGGCACGACCCCGCACGCTGCGGCCTGATCCAGTCTCGTTCCGCCGTTCTGATCGCAATCGTGGGCAGCCCGGTCACCAGCACCGGGCTTTCTTTTTCACCGTGAAAGGATTGGTGACCGATGCCCCCGACTTTCTACTCGAACATCGCCGCCCGGAACGAGACCCTCCAGGGCTTCGTCACCGGATTCCAGCAGTCCACGGAGCGCTTCAAGGCCTCGAAGACCGCCCCCCTCGTGAAGGTGCCGGCGATCAAGGGCAACTTCCCGACGGTTGACATCAGCCAGGAGCTGCGCCTGCCGGACACCGCCTGGGACGGCGCCGGCCCGATGAAGAGCACCGACCTGGCGTACGACGACACCGACTACCAACTGGTCCTCAACGCCATCGAGGCGACGCTGGCCCAGCTGCAGCTGCCGTCGATGCCCCCGGAGAACCTGCCGCAGGCGGCCACCCGCAAGGTCACCAAGACCCTGCTGCTGCGCCGCGAGACGCGCGTCGCCACGCAGATGACGACCCTGACGAACTACCTGTCGACCCACCGCGACACCCTGTCGGTCGCCGGCGACAAGTTCTCTGCCGGGACGTCGGATCCGGTCGGCGTGGCCCAGGATGCCCTGGCGGCGATCACCCTGGCCGCGGACACCGAGTACACGCAGATCTCGGCGCCGCTCGCGGTCTGGCAGGCCCTGGCCAAGCACAGCCAGCTCACCGAGATGGTCAAGTACGTCGACGGGGCGCGGCTCGACCAGATGGGCGTCGACAAGATCGCCCAGGCGCTCGGCTTCGGCCGCGGCGTCAACCTGGATGCCTCGTGGGACTCGTCCAACAAGGGCGGGACCCGCAACATCCAGCGCGTCTGGGGCAACCACATGATCTTCCAGGCGCTCGACAGCCAGCCGGCCGAGGGCACCAGCGCGCACGCGGTGACGCTGACCCTCGACAACGACCTGGTCGTCGCCGACTCGTGGGAGCCGAACCCCTGGTCCACCAGCTACTACGCCTGGATGGCCGAGCTGGTGCTGATCACGAACCATTACGCCGGGTACCTGGTCCGCGACGTCCTGTAGGCGTGCATCGGGGCGGCCCCTGGCCGCCCTGCTTGTGCCCCGCAGCCCGCACCCTGAGCAGAGACGGAGGACAGCATGAAGAAGAGCGGACCGGCCGCCTACGTGGTCAAGGAGAACTTCCGCGCGAGCGGCCGCAAGTTCCGGATCGACGACATCGTGTTCGTGGGCGAGAAGCCCCCCCTCGAGGGGCTGCTCTACCTGACGCGCCAGGAGCTGCGCCAGGTGCCCAGCGAATACCTCGAGCCGGCACTGGACCCGGAGGTGCAGGGCGCCGCCAAGGCCAAGGCCGACGGGGCGCTGGCTGCGTGCGAGCGCGCCTTCGCTGCGGCAGAGCAGGCCGTGGCCGATGCCGAGGTGCACTACAGCCGCGAGCTGGCCCGGCGTGACCAGCACATGCGCGAGCTCAAGCACCGGGTGGAGCTCGCCCGCCAGGACCTCGAGGCGGAGCAGGCGCGCCACGCCCAGGCCATCGAGATCTTCGGAGCGACCTTTCCCACCGGCGGAGCCCTCGAGCCCAAGCCCGCCGGAGATGGTGCCTGACGAGGCGCCCGGGGCTCACGATCAACCTCCGCCGGCAGCACCGGCAGACACGACCCCGATTGCCACAGGAGACGACCATGAAGCGATTCCCGCTGCTGTTGCTGGTGGTGCTGCTGGCGCTGACGAACACGGCGCTGGCCCAGACGGACACGCCCACGGCGACGCCCACCCTGACCCCGACCCCCACGAACACGGCGACGGCGGTGGCGGTGACGCCCCTGTCGGTGTCGACGCCGACCCCGCTGCCGTACCCGATCTTCCGCCGGCAGGAGGGCGGAAGCGCCAACCTCGGGCCGCTGGTCGTCGGAAGCGGTGACCTCTTCGTCCAGCCGGCCGAGGACGGCGGTAACGCTGGTGCCCGCAACGAGCTGATCGGACGTCCGCGGCAGACGCTCGTCGCGCTCGGCACGATGACCAACGGCTCGACGGAAACGACGCAGTACATCGACGACAGTCCCGCAGGCGAGTGGAGCGCGATCGACTCGGACGTCACGGTCTCGGCCGACACGAGCACCTACCGGGTCGGCTCGACCAGCCTCGCCCTGGCATTCGCGGCCACGGCTGCGGCGGACGACGGCGCGTCGCGTTCCATCACCAGCGACAACCTCTCGAGCAACGAGTACATCGGCGCGTGGGTCCGGACGAGCGAGGATCTGGCTGCCGGCGATCTGGTGCTCGAGGTGCGCGACACGAGCGACGGGACGGCGTTCCTGTTGCCCGCAATCAAACGAGACCGCTGGACCTGGGTCGAGATCGATGTCTCGGTCCTGGACGGCACGACCGGCAACGCCTGCACGGGGCTGAAGCTCAAGATCACGTCCCAGGGAGCGAGCGCGCACGGCGCGTTCACGGTGGATTTCGACGCCATGTACAAATGGGACGCCACCGACGAAGAGGCCCTCAGCGTCGACGTCATTCAGGACGGCATCGTGGGCGTCGTGACAGTCGCGACGGCTGCGGGTTCAGCGAACACACCCGCAGTGCTGACCGAGGGCACGGACTTGAAGGAGGTCACGCTCTCGGCGCAGGACTCGCAGCTGATCGAAGCGCGACGCTTCCAGGTGGCCGACATCGCCCGCGCCTTCGGCGTGCCGCCGCACATGGTCGGCCACACCGAAAAAACCACCAGCTGGGGCAGCGGTATCGAGCAGCAGGGCATCGCCTTCGTGCGCTATACGCTGCAGCGGCACCTGACGCCGCTCGCTCAGGAGCTCAACCGCAAGCTGCGGCCGTCGCGCGAGCGCTACTTCGTCGAGCACATAACCGCCGCGCTCGAGCGTGGCGACCTCAAGAGCCGATACGAGTCCTACCGCATCGCCCTGGGGCGCGCCGGTGAACAGCCGTGGATGGACACCGACGAAATCCGGCGGATCGAGAACATGCCGCCCAACCAGGGCTTGCGCCCGAACGAACCCGGAGGGCCGAATGCGCCGCAATAACCTACTGCAGCTGCTGGCCGAGAACCGGCACACCTACGTGCCGATGGCCCAGCGCATCCAGCGCGCCGAAGGCAGCGACGAAGTCACGCTGTACCTCTACGACCCCATCGTCTCCGACCGCTGGATGGCCGAGTACTGGGGCGGCGTGTGTCCGCAGGATCTGGTGCCGCAGCTGAAGGCGCTGGATGCGGACGTGGTGAACCTGCGCATCAACTCGCCAGGTGGCGATGTTTTTGCCGCGCAGGCCATCTGCACTGCGATCAAGCAGCTGGACGGCAAGGTGATCGCGCACATCGACGGGGTGGCCGCAAGCGCGGCGACGGCCATCGCCTGCGCCTGTGACGAAGTGGTCATGGCCGACGGCGCCATGTACATGATTCACAACGCCTGGACTATCGCGCTGGGCGACCGCAACGACTTCCTTGAAACCGCGGCGCTGCTGGAGAAGATCGACGGCACGCTGGCCGATGCCTACGCTGCCCGCGCGGGCAAGAAGAAGGAAGACATGGCCGCCCTGATGGATGCCGAGACTTGGTTCACGGCGCAGGAAGCCATCGACATCGGCCTGGCCGACCGCAAGGCCGACACGAAGGCCAAAGCGCAAGCCTGGAACCTGAGCGCCTACTCCAAGGCGCCGGCCGCCCCCGAACCCAAGGACGAGCCGGAACCCGCCGGCCTCCACATGAGCACCGCCAACGCCAACCGGCTGCGGCTCCTGATTGCATAGCGCTTCTCGCGCAGCAACCGTTGGGCGCCCGGTCGGCGCCCTTTTCTTTTGAAAGGTCAGAAATGACGATCCAAGCACTGCGCGAGAAGATCGAACACCTCGCGAAACAAGCCAAGGCCATGCTGGAGGCCAAGGGCGACCAGAAGTGGACCGCTGAAGAGCAGGCCACTTATGACGGCTACATGGCCGACATCTCCGAGGCCCGCGCCGGCATCAAGCGCCTGGAAGACCTGCGCGCCGCCGAGGCGGACGCTTTCTTCAACGACGCGACCGAGGAAGCCCGCAAGCGTGCGCAGCGCAGCGGCGAGACGGTCGAGATCGACGCGGTGCAGGCTATTGCCATGTACCTGCGCCACGGCGACCGTGTGACCGCTGAGCAGGCCATCGCCATCCGCAACGCGATGTCCACCGGCACTAACACCGAGGGCGGCTACACCGTGCCGTCCGAAGTCGCGGCCATGGTCATCGACTCGCTCAAGGCGTTCGGCGGCATGCGCGAAGTGGCCGAGATCATCACCACTGAAAGCGGCCACCCGCTGAACTGGCCGACCAGCGACGGCACGGCCGAAGTGGGCGAGATCGTGGCGGAAAACGGCGCCGCCACCGGCGCGAACATCACGTTCGGCACTGTGGCGGTGAATCCGTACATGTACAGCTCCAAGAAGATCGCGCTGCCCTGGCAGCTGATCGCCGACAGCGCTGTGGACGTGATCGGCTTCGTGACCAACCGCCTGAGCACCCGCCTGGGCCGCATCACGAACACCCACTACACCACCGGCGACGGCTCCAGCAAGCCCTACGGCGCCGCCAGGCGCGCCAGCGCCGGCACCACCGGCACGACCGGCCAGACGCTGACGGTGATCTACGACTACCTGTTCGCGCTGAAGCACTCCGTCAACCGCGCATACCGCAACGGCGCGCGCTGGATGATGAATGACGCTTCCGTGGGCATCGTCTCCAAGATCAAGGAGACGACCGGCCGTCCGATCTGGGAGCCGTCCGTCACTGCCGGCGCCCCGGACATGCTGCTGGGCCACCCCGTCACCATCAACGACGACATCGCCGTGATGGCCGCCAACGCCAAGTCGATCCTGTTCGGCAACTTCAGCTACTACAAGATCCGCGACGTGGCCGGCTCGGTGCAGATGCGTCGCTTCGATGACTCGGCGTTCGCCCTGAATGGCCAGGTCGGGTTCTGCGGCTGGATGCGCACCGGTGGCAACCTGGTGGACACCGCCGCGGTGAAGTACTACGCCAACAGCGCGAGCTGACATGACGAAGGCGCGCGGAACGGCTCCGGCGGCAACGCCGGCGCCCACCCCGACGCCGGAGCCCACGCCGGCGCCCTCTGCGGCGCCGAGCGCGGATCCGACGCCGGGGCCCACGCCCGCCCCGGTTCCGGCGCCCGAGCTGACCAAGGCTCGGGTGCTGTCCACCGGCGCGTTCGGCGTCATCAACCAGGTGGTCGAAGTCGATGCCAACACGCTGAAGCAGGGCGTGGCGGCGGGCCAGCTGGACCCCCATCCCGACGCGGTGGCCTACGCCGCATCCCTTTCGTGAAGGAATCGCCATGCGCGACCAGATGAACGACCTGCACCCGAAGCGCGCCATTTCGCCCGTTTCGGTGTCCGACAACACGGCCCAGGTGAGCCAGATCATCGACACCGCCGGCTACGAAGCGCTGACCTTCGTCATCGCTGCCGGCTCGCTCGCGGACTCCGATGCCACCTTCGCCGTTCTCGTGGAAGACAGCGACGCCTCGGACATGACCGGCGCGGCAGCGGTGGACGACGCCTACCTGATCGGCACCGAGGCCCTGGCCGGCTTCCAGTTCGATGACGACAACGAGCCGCGCAAGATCGGCTACAAGGGCACGAAGCGCTACGTGCGCCTGACCATCACCCCGAGCGGCAACGCCTCGGCGGCGCTGCTGTCGTGCGTGGCCATCCTCGGCAAGCCGACCAGCGGTCCGACCGCCAACCCGCCCGCCTGATCCGCGAGCCCTGCGTGAAGCGGCCCCTTCGGGGGCCGTTTTGCATAGGACGTGCACAGCATGAACTTCAAGGTCATCACCGACGTATCCGTTGAGCCGCTGACGCTGGCAGAGGTGCGCCTGCAGCTGAACCTGACGGACGACGACGGGACGGACCAGGATGCGCTGCTGACGGCGGACATTGCTGCCGCGCGCCAGTTGGCCGAGCACTACTGCGGCCGTGCCTTCGGGCGCCGCACGCTGGAGGTTGCTCTTGACTGCTTCCCATGCGATGGCGGGCACATCGACCTCCCCATGCCGCCCGTGGAGAGCGTGACTAGCATTAAGTACACCGACACGGCAGGTGTCGAGCAGACGCTTTCCGCTGCAGCGTACACCCTGAGCAGCTACGACCAGCGCACTGTTTCCCTGAATTTCGGCTACAGCTGGCCGGTTACGCGGTGCGAGCGGGATGCGGTGCGCATCGAGTTCGCCTGCGGCTACGACAACGGCGACTCCCCGGCGGCAGGCTTCGCGCTGCCCAAGCCGGTACGCCAGGCGCTACTGCTGATGTGCGCGTGGCTGCATGAGCACCGCGGCGACGAGCAGAGCGAGGATGACATCCAGCCGCCGGCAGCCAAGGCGCTGCTGGCCACCGTGAAGCAGTGGGGCTTCTGATGGAGATCGGTCGCCTCGACCGGCGCGTTCGCTTTGAGCGACGTGCATCCGGCCAAGATCCGGACTACGGCACGCCGGTGGACACCTGGGAGGAGGTGGCCACGGTGATGGCTAATTTTCAGGAGCAGCTTCCCAGCCGCGGCGAGCGCGTGGCCGAGGGTCTGCGCATCGCGGAGCGGCCAACGCGGGTGCGTTGCCGCTACCGCGCCGACGTGGATGCCTCCATGCGCGTGGTCGACCTAAGCCGCGGCGGCCGGGTGCTGAAGATCGCCACGCCACCCATCGAGATCGGCGGCCGGCGCCGGTTTCTGGAGTTCATGGCCACCGAGTTCTCAACTTCTGGGGGCGGATCGTGACCATTGATGTCAAGGGGCTGGCCGAACTGGACAGGTTCCTGCAGCAGTTGCCAGCGAATATGGAGGCCAACGTGCTGCGCGGCGCGCTGCGCGCCGGGGCTGTCGTGGTTGCGCAAGAGGTCCGACGGCTGGTCCCTGTGCGCACCGGAACGCTGCGGGACGGAATCAAGGTGTCTACCCGATCGCGGCGCGGCAAGGTCACGGCCAGCATCCGGGCTACCGGCAAGCATGCCTACATCGCGCACATGCTGGAGTTCACCGGCGCAGCGCCGCACAGCATCTCCCCCAAGACGGGCAGGGCGCTGTTCTTCGGTGGTCGACTGTTCAAGGAAGTGAATCACCCCGGCTTTCAAAAGCGCCCGTTCATGCGCCCAGCGCTGGACGCGCGCGCGCAGGACGCGGTGGTGCAGATGGCCGGCTACATCAAGCGGCGTCTGGCCAGCAAGTACGGCCTGAACACCGCAGACGTGGAGATCGACCCCCAATGACCACCATCTGGCAACCCTCCGGCGAGTGGGCCGGCGAAACCGTGGCCGTGTTGGCCAGCGGGCCGAGCCTGACGCCCGAAGTCGCGCACGCGCTGCGCGAGCATCGCCGCATCGTGGTCAACCAGGCGTGCCGCCTGGCGCCCGACGCGGACATGCTGGTGGCCAACGACGCCAACTGGCCGCAGAACCAGCGCGACTTCGCGGGTATCAAGGTCACGGCGGTCGAGGACGAGACGCTGGACGGCTTCTACATCGGACCGCAGTGGGTGACCGTGGAGCTCGCGCCCGGTCACTTGGTGCACGTGAACAACTCCGGCGCCACCGCTGTGCAGATCGCGCGCCGCCTGGGTGCCGCGCGCATCATTCTGGCGGGCTTCGACTACCCCGAGACGGCCCGCCACTTCTACGACGACGAGGTCGACGACGGGCAGTACGCTGGCCTGCAGCAGGCGATGGCCGCGGTGATCGCCGAGGCCGAGGCCGCAGGCGTGAAGGTGGAGCGCTACATGGCTCCCGCCAAGCCGAAAGCGAAGAAGGATGCCTGACGCGCTCTCTGCAGTTCGCTACCTTCTGGCGAACAACGCTGGAGTGACCGCGGAGGTCGCTGCCGCCCGGATCATGGCCGGTGTTATTCCCCAGGGGACCGCGCTGCCGGCCATCGGCATCAGCCACGTGTCGACCGTCCGCCGCGAAGTCGTGAAGGGCGGCGAGAGCAAGTTCAATACCACGCGCGTGCAGATCACGGTGCACGCGGCCACCTACCCGAAGCAGCGCTCTGTACTCAGGCTGGTGCGAGCCGCCTTGCCGCGCAGCCGCGGCACCGTCAGCGGGACTGCCGTGGACGCCATCGTGACCGACCTTGAGGGGCCTGACTTCCGCGACGACGAAGCCGGGATCTTCATGGGGACGCAGGACTACATCGTCACCTGGACTGAATAGCCGCGGCCGCGCGCCGCGCACCTATCCGCGCATTGCGGATGCCCGCCCGTTCCCGCGTCCTGCGGCCGGGCAAACCCTCACTGAAACGAAAGGACCGAAACCATGGCAGAAGGTACTGTTCTCCAAACCATGTCGGGCGCCGCGCTGGCCATCAGCGCCTCGCTGCCCGCCACCTACGACGCCGCCGGCTACGGCGCGACCGCGATGGTCTACACCGAAGTCGGCGAGATCGAGAACTACGGCAACCATGGCGTCAAGGCGCAGGTGTCGACGTTCACGGCCGTGAAGGACGCGGCTGTCAAGAAGCTCAAGGGCTCCAAGAACTACGGCACCAAGTCGCTGGTGCTGGGCAACCTGCCGAGTGACGCCGGCCAGGACATCATCGAGACCGCGGTGGAGTCGCAGAACCGCTACTCGGTGAAGATCACCTACCCGCTGCGCGCCGGCGAAAGCACGCCGGAAATTCAGTACCTGGACGCGCTGATCACCACGCGCGAATACCAGGACGGCGACGTCAACAGCGTGCGCAAGATCGCCGTCGATTGCGAGATCTGCCGCAAGCCGGTGGTGGTCGCCGCCACCTGATCACCCGGGCGCAAGCCCATCCCAGAGCACGGACCCGGCTCGCTTCGCTCCTTCGCGGGGGCGGGCGGGCTGGGCACCGGCGTTTTCAATCTCCCGCGAAAGGAAAGCAATTCATGGACGCACAGACCATCCAGGCCGACCCGGCAGCCGTGTTCAACCTGGCCCACTACGAGGCGGCTGAAACCGGCATCCTCACGATCAAGAAGCAAGACGGCTCCGGCCCGCTCAAGGGGCCCAACGGCGAGCCCGTGACGATCGAGCTGTACGGACCCGGCAGCGAGGTCTACGTCATGGCGCAGGTGGAGTTCGACCGCTCCAACTCCGAGCGCACCATGCAGGCCATGCTGGGCGGCAAGGTGGACGATGACGTCGCCGTCGCCCAGCGTGCCGCGCAGACGCGCAAACTGGTGGCCATCACCAAGGCGATCAACAACTTCCCGATTCCCGGCGGCGCTAAGGCGCTCTACGAGAACCGCCGGCTGGGCTACATCCGCAACCAAGTTGTCGGTTTCGCGGACTCCTGGGCAAATTTTCCCAGCGAGTCCGTGAAGGACTGATCCTCCACGTACGGCACGCCGCATGGCTCCAGGCCTCGCCCCGCGTCGAGGGCAAGCCGGAGCAGAAGACGCCGCGCATCCAGTCGCGCAGGAAGTGGCTGGAATCGCGCGGCGTGCGGCCGGCGCTGCCGCCTCTCGGGCTGCACGGCTGGCTCGTCGGAGTGCTGTACGAGGTTGGCCCGACGATGCCTGCAGGCGCGGGCATGGGGCCGATCTCGCAGCAGGAGCTGGCCAGCTACCAGGTCAACACGGCCACGCGCCTCACGCCGTGGGAAGCGCGCACGGTGCGCGCCATGTCGGTGGCTTTCCTCGCCGAATCTCACGAAGCCGAGAAGCCGGAGCGTGAACCGCCATGGAAGGGTTGCGGGATCACCGCATCCGACATCAAGAAAGTGATGGCCGCGGAGGCCATGCGCGCGGCATCGCGCGAGTACGACGACTAACTACCCGGAGCACGAATGCAAGCTGGTTCCCTCGAGATCGAGCTGGCTGCGAACGTCGCCCGCCTGCGCACGGACATGCAACAGGCCACAAGCCTTGTGCAGACCGGCGCGGCGGCGATGCAGCGCGCCGCGGACGCTGCGAAGGCGTCCTTGGCGGGCCTGGCGGCGGGCCTGTCGGTTGCGGCGTTCGTCGGCCAGATCAAGCAGGCGGTGGAGCTCGCCGACCAGCTGAACAAGCTGTCCCAGCGCACTGGCATCGCCGTCGAGAACCTGAGCCAGCTGCAGTATGCGGCGAAGTTGAGCGACGTTTCGAGCGAGAGCCTGACCGGGGCGATCAAGAAGCTGAACGTGGCGATCGCCGAGGGCCTGGCCGGCGACAAGGAGAAGATCGCCCAGTTCAAGGCGCTGGGGATCACCACGGCGGACCTGGGCCGCGGCACCGAGCAGGTCATGCTGCGCATGGCCAATGCGTTCGCCGGGGCGAACGACGGCGCCGGAAAGACGGCGCTGGCGGTCGGCCTGTTGGGCAAGGCAGGGG